ATGGCAACGCTTAAACTTTGTATCGTACCTGCAAAAGTGCTTATCAACGGAAAGCACAAAGTAAGAATATCACTGGCTCATAATTCCAATACCAGGTATATTCCAACAAACTGTATTATTGACACCCCATCACAATTCAAAGAGGGGCAAGTTATCAATCATCCGGAAGCGGCTTCCATGAACATGAAACTTCGGAATCTGCTTAACCATTATCAGAATGTTATTGACAACATATATGATGTGGATATATATTCATGTTCCGAACTCCGGGAAATCATCATAAAAAAGAAAGACTACACCAATGCCAAGTTTTCCTCTGCAATGGCATCTTATCTATCAGAGCTTGCAGAGGAAAAAAGAAACAAATCTGAGAAGTTGTATCGCTTGGCATGCCAATCATTCATCAAGTCCCAAGGTGATTTGTTACTTTCAATGATTACCCCCCGGAACATCAAGCATTTTGAAATGAGCCTTGAAGACAAGCGGCTCTCTCCTACTACTATCAAAATCTACCTTACATTACTTAAAGTAATCATCAACTATGCCAAAAAGCATAATATGGTCAGATACGAAGTAGAACCGTTTGAATTTTGCAGAATGCCGTCAGCCAATATCCGTGAATTAGACCTTAGTATTGATGAAATAAAAGCAATACGGGACATGGAAATTCCTAAATACAATATCGGAGTAGTACGTGATATTTTCATGTTAAGCTATTATCTGGGTGGTATCAATCTTGTAGATATGCTTGATATCGATTTCCGAAAAGAATGGATAGAATATTACCGGCGAAAAACAAAAAACAAAAAAAGTGGTGAAAGTAAAACTGCATTCTCCGTCCAGCCGGAAGCAAGGGAAATCATAAACAAATATATGCAGAAGAATGGAAAACTTGTTTTTGGCAAGTACAAAACATTCGGGCAATGTTATTCTGTTGTATCCCGCAAAATGGAAGAACTCGCCAAAATAGCAGGAATAAGAAAGCATGTAGTTTATTATTCTGCACGTAAATCATTCGTTCAGCATGGATTTGAATTAGGTATATCCTTAGAAATTCTTGAATATTGTATCGGTCAGTCAATGAAAACGAACCGCCCTATATTCAACTATTTTCGAGTAATGCGAAAACATGCGGATGATGCAATGAGGAAAATTTTCGATAGCTTAAAATGATTGTTTCTGAACGAAAGCTATTGCTTCGGTAATGGCTTCTTCCCTCTCCTTTTCTACATCAGAGTTCAAACGGTCTATTAACTCCATATTTCCCGTTATTGCGGTTTTCACGCAATCGGAATACGTGACTGTTAGCTGATAATGACCGTAGCCAATGAAAGCCTTTGTAAGCTTTGGAGAGGATGATTGAGATTTACCCATAATGTAACGAATTAAGGAGCGGAAAAAAGAACGGTTCCGCTTTCCCGTTGCGTTACATATCTTTCGAGGAAGGATATAGTGTAGCCATTACAGCGACAACACGGGGGTCGGAACCGTATATGACAAACTACTGGCAGAGATAAACTTCACCAGTAGTTCTACGGTCGGAATAATATTCCTTCCTCAAATCAAAAAGTATGTAACGCATTGCAAATATGGAAAAAATATGCGAGATAACGAAAATTATTCATATAATAGTTGTACATAACAAATTTATTATGTATATTTGTAGTGTCATAAGAAAACAGAGTATTAACCCTTAAAAAACGAGTAATGACAGATGAAGAACTAAAACAAGAAATTGAGAAAGTCAAACAAAAGATTGCCGATTACACAAGAATCGCCCCACTACTGGGAATTACACCAGAAGAAAAGGAAAGGCAAATAAATCTAATGTTAGACGACCTTAGTAAATTGCTAAAGGAAAAGAAGTAAAAACAACCGGATACCCCTCAGCGGGCATCCTAAAAACATTATCCTATGAGAAGTGTACAAGATATTTTAGCAGAAATGAAACCGCTAATGGGTTCTTTAGATGCAGAAGAACGGAAAAAGTTAAATGCTTTAGAAGAGGAATTAAAAACCCTCCAAATGACTACCAAAGATAAAGCGGCAGCTAAAGTATGGTATGAAGAGGGATTAGGGGAGATTGAAAAAAGCATTACCCATATAGAACATGAATTAAAAATTAGAGACCAGTTGAAAGAAGTGGCCGATATCCTGCCCCTCTCCTACATTGCTAAAAACTATTTCGGTAAAAGCGCAGCATGGTTATATCAACGCATAAACGGTAATAAGGTACGCGGAAAGGTATACACCCTAAACCGTGAAGAAGTAGACACATTCAACCGCGCACTAAAAGAAATTGGAAATAAAATCAGCTCGCTGTCTATTACAAGTTAATAGCTGTTTCTTATGACAACCAATCCCCGGTATTCGAGCATATCGGGGATTTTTCATAAGATTATGGTTTGCGCTGATTGTACAAACTCATTCAATAATGCCAGCAGAGTGTAACAAGCCAACAAATGGACTTTGTTTTCTGTTAATATATGGTTTAACATTATTGGTATTGATACACTCTAATGTGCGAATTTGATTAAGTGCAGAAATAAATAGGTCTTTACCAATAGACTCGCCTTTCATAGCCCTATTGCTCCCCTCTTTACCACCTTTGTAATCTATAGAATTGGCTGTTGCCATCGCACTATATTTAACACCAGTAACGGACATAAATTGTCTATTCTCTTTAATATAAGCTACCACGATATTCCAAATATCAAGGTCTGGAACCCTTTCATATTCATGTCTAATTTTCATAATAAACTTTTTTGCAAAGATATAAAAAGTTTAGGTACCCACGCTTTAGATATAAAAAAAGCCCCGACGAAAGCCGGGGCAAATATATGAATATAACTATTTACGAGTAGCAAATAAGTACTTTACAACAAGAATAAATATACCTATTATGTTAGCTGTAGTAGTTGTCAACAATGTTATTATAATCCCTTCTGTAAGTTCAAATTTAATTAATGGAGTAGCACTCAATATAACTAAAAATAAAACAGACGATAGATAGAAGCACAAAAAGTGATATATCTTTATAGCAAATTCTTTACGCTGTTCTCTATCTTGTATTTTCCCTTTTAATTCCTCCTTACGTATATCATTCTCGGTTTGTAAAGCATCTATTTCCGCCTCTTTACGAAGTCTCTCTTCATCCTCTTTACTTAAATGAGTTTGTTTCTCTTGTCGTTCCTCCGTTTTTTTACTTTCAGAACGAAACAATTTTGCAAATTCGGCAAGCTCGTCTAAATCCATCGTTATTTCTTAGAAGATTCTACAATATTATTGACAAACTTCGTATAATACAATTTTGTATAAGAATCTGGAATTTTATTATTCATACCTTCTTCATAGCACAAAGCCCAAGGAGTTCCTTCCTTATGAGTTAAGGTAACCATTTCGCTATCTGTATATCCTTTATATCTATCCCAAACCATCTCTACAATCATTCTCGCACGGTTATCATTCAAATCAGGAAAAACATAATTTTCCGTATGTGAATGTTCGTCCCACTCTACAATAATTGTCTTATCTGTAATAGGCCCATTTCTATAACACTTAAAAGAATGATACACAGAAGGGATTACAGGACCGTATTTCCAAGCTTCTACATCATCAAAACGAGAGTCTAAGAGAGAAAAATTTAATAGTGCTAAAGAAAATCCATGAGCGATATATACACGTTTCATCAATCCTAATTGAGTAATAGAAACCTCATCTCTCTGTGCTAACTCTATGAAATAATTCGCTACAGATAAAGCATTTATTCTCATAATTGTATAGTATTGGTTTTCATAGGAAACAATGTATCTTATTATTTTGACCACAAAATAAGCCATTTTTATCGAATTACAGAAATTATTCACAAATTTAATGTAATTCGAGTATTAGCAAATTTCCTTCAGTTACATTTTGATTACAATAATCACCACATAAAAATATTCCAGCTCACTCCTCCACCTACATACCAACCACCCGGATAACCATATCCGGCTTGCAACCCCAATCCCCAACGCTTCTTCTTCGACTTGACAACCACCGGATGATAGATGTCATTCGTTATCGTCTGATATACAGTCCTCGGATATACAGTCATACTATCCATCCGAGGGTCTACATATCCGCTTACCACCGCACGATACAAGCTATCTTCATACACAACCCGTTTGCGATGAAGCAAGGTATCACCTATCCGTATAGTATCATTCGGTAATATCTGCCAAAAGACAGCTATCGGTGCAGAGATAAGAACCGTATCAAGTTTGACAACCGTCTGTACCTTCGTCTCGGTACGGATTTCCGCCGGCAAAGGCTCATGCGGACGGAACCACGCCGCCACACAAGCGATAGCCAGCAATACGACCAATATCCAGGGCAGTTGTTTCATGGTCGTATCACAACGTTACGTAAGAAATTGCTGAACTCATTTCGCACATCGAAACATGGGCACGCCTTGATGTATTCTGCCGGTTCCACCTCGCCACTGCCATCCAAGTCGGGTGAGGTGTCACGATGACCGAGTAGCTCTATAATTGGGTACTCCTTACAGAGTTTGGCTACCAAATTACGCAAAGCATTCTTTTGTGCTTCCGTACGGGTATCAGCCGGCTTACCGTTAGCATCCAACCCGCCGATATAGCAGATACCGATACTGTGTTTGTTGTACGATAAACCGGAGAAACCTTTCGTATTACAGTGCGCCCCGTCGATAGACAACGGGCGGCCATTCTCTACGATACCGTTCAGGTCAATCACGAAATTATAACCAATTTGGTTAAAGCCGCGTGCACGGTGCATGCGGTCGATATCTTTGGCACGTAAATCCTGCCCGGCTTTCGTGGCCGAACAATGAATGATAATAGCATCAATAGTTGTCATTCCTTTTTGATTTTACATAAATATTCGTTATATTTGCAATTCGCCTTTGTTAAACTTTAAGTTGTGTCAAATTTAAAGGCGGAAGGGAGCTGTTGGGAAACACCTTCCTTCCATGCATCAGTAATCACTTGGCGGCTTTCGTCCCCCGCATCCTCGAACATCACACCGTTTCATTTCAGCCTCCTTCAGTTTTAATTCTGTCTCATGCCGTTTATGAACTTCGTCCAGATGGGCACTTTGCGACTGGCGCAGCTCGGCATACAAACCGTCTATTTTCGTATCACGTTGTGCTATCCGTTCTTCCAACCAGGCAATTTGTTTGCGCTCGTTTTCATTCTCCATAGCATCGGCAGAAGCATCCTCTTTACGGGCGTCCGTCTTTCGGGACATCCACCATTTTAAAAGCTGTTTGATTCCCTCGATACCACCTAATGCGGTAATCAAGATTACCCAGTCATTCACATTCATAGCAGCAGACAAAAAACGGTAAGATAAACACTCAGGAAAAGGCTGCACTCTACCCAGAACATAGGCCTTTGGTAGCGGTATGTCAAATAAATACAGGAAGCGGACAGTAGCAAAGGAAACAGCCAATACCCCGCCAGGCATATCCAAGCCGACGAAGCCACACCGCAAACTCCGGTAGCGATATAATGTACCTTGCCTTCAAGCTCCAACTTAAAGCAGGGCGCAGCGCCTACAAAAATAAGCCCGGCGCCGGAAAGGAAAGCGAGAAACTGTATCTCCACAGGAGACACATCCAGCCATGCGGGGAGAAGTAAAAAAGCCGGGACAATCATAGCCGCTTGGAACAGCCATTTGGGGCGACCCCGTTTATCAAGCTGATAATAAGTATCGCTCACACTCCAGGGAATTCCCTGCATGACACTGATAGCATATACGATATACGCTGCAATCAAAACCAAAGAAATCAACATGCAAATCATAATTCCGAATTTTAATTTTATCCAAAATTATAATTCCTTATATTCAAATCGTCCTATTTATATCACATTCCACTGACATAAAATGTCAATATAAATACTACTGATTTTCTACCCTACTCTATCTTTTCATGTTTTTCTTATATTCCCCTTACAGATATACTTCAGCAGCCTATATAAAGCCACCCATTTTCTATTTTTTGCCTTGAAAAGTAGTCTTAGTCCCGCAAGAACTTAGAAATATCGGGCTGAAGGTGTCATTCATCAATTCAGATGGAAAAGTAGAAACATGGGAGTTCCAGGGCGGGACGTTTACGAGTGCCGGTAGTTGGAAGCAAATACCCAATCAGGCAATGATTGAACGAATTGATAATGATATATTCAACTTAAACGCCGATAAGATTGATATAGATGGAACTTACGACAAAGAGATAACATTAGAACTTTCTCCATCGGCAGTTTGGCAATCCCTTGAGAATATTTTCCCCGAAGGGAAAGATTGTACCATTCACATTGATAACCCGAATAAGCAAACTATATTCTTGGCGTTCTCGTCTGTATCTCCATATCAAGGCCAACAATACTTCCATCCTGATTTGGTCGTTAAAGGGATGAATCATGAAACTATTAGTAGAACAGGTAAAACTCCTAATAGGTCAGAATATCCATATATACTTTTTAAGGCAGTAGATGACAGCAGCATTAAAACGACAATATCTGCCGGTGAGAATAAAAACATATTTGACGACATCAATAAGGTTTCTGAAAATGTTAATCAGAAAATAGAAGAGCAGAGCCAAATTATCTCTGACATACAGGATAGTATTGGCGGCAAAGAGATAAATGTTGATATATATCCATTTAAGATGCAATTTCAGTCATTAGAGAATACATTTCCTGACAACAGTACCTTGAATGTTGACTATGCTAATACTAAAGCAGCTTGGACTGAGGTTTATTTCAGCAAGTCAAGTGATAATAATACGGATGGAGTACAAGAGATATACAGAAGTAATAAGGTTGAATCAGGCAGCAAACAGATTGTTGCGCCGTCACCATCTGACTATCCTTATATAATTTATAAGGGATATGATTTGGATGCAACTGTATCTATATCATACACTTTTCCAACTATTGATGAAAAAATAGAAGAGACCAATAAAGAGATAAAGTTGTTAAACAAATTAGACACGCACATACCGACATTACAAGAAACAGCATCAGTCAGTATAATGCTGGATTACATTGATGCCTTTTTTTCCTGGTGTGACGTGGCGAACCCAATGGGTATTCCAATTACCTGTTGTCTTAATGCCTTTATATATAAAAACAGGTCTATCCAGGACAAGGAGAAATTCAAGTCGTTAATACAAGCCGGGAATGGTTTTATAGCGCACGGGTGGAACCCGCATAAAGGAAGTAATAACTTCAGTGATGCTGAGTTTGAAGATACAATCAAATCGGCCAAAGAATACTTTATTTCTCAAGGGCTGAAAACCGAGGGGTGGTGTCCGCCGGAGAATTATATGGATGCCCATAGTGCTGTAATATTATCCAAGTATTATAATTATTCCATCGGAACAACCGGCCAGAAGTATTTCAACGGTGAAGCCAGGTTTATCACTGCCGGCACTAATAGATGGTATATCCCAAGGCACGGAATGGATAATGCAGAGTTGGTAGATTATTCATTGTCTTTACTTGATGAAGCGGTCAAGTATAAAAAGCATCTTGCTCTGTATGCCCATGATACCGCTACTACGACAGACAGAGAGAGGATTTTAAATGCCATCAAAGATTATGCAGACAAAGGGCTGCTTGTTGTCGTTGATACTAATACGCAATATACTTCTCTGCTTAAAACCTGGAGAAATAATATATCTATGATTAAGCCTGTATTCCCGTTTGTCGGGAGTGCTTATTTCGGTGAAGGGGTTAAGGTGTGCACTGATTATGGCACCAGAGAAAAAATAAAAATCTCTTTTACAGGCGCTCCTACCAACGGAGTTATTACTCTTAAAGAGTATACCACTACATTATTCAGAAGCGAAAATATAGACAATGAGGTAGAAGGTACTTCATACACTAATAAGCCGTGGAGTGTGGCCACTACTGACGATATGTCTGTACAGGATATATGTACCGCACTTGCATCCATACATTTGGCTTGTCATACGATGATTAATATGGGAGACCATTTGATTGTGGAAAGTGATGTGCCGAGAAAGTGGGTTAATACAATTTCAGTCGCAGAAAACACAAGCGGTCTTGAAGTCAGTATTGAAGTGTTGGATAATGGGGTTGATCCTACTTTCCAATGAGGTTAACACAAATTCATCTCGGCACTTCACGGTCCGGGATGAACAATACTCTTAAAACAAGTCACATTTTTATCTTAAGATTAAGGGCATTCATTCTTTTTCCATAACTTTGCCAAACCAGAGATGAAAAATAAGGATGCCACCAGCAATATTTCGCACGGCAATACCTCAGACGTAAAGCTCCACACCAAGCATCCTGCAATGTTGACTCTAAAATCAGTGCTCAAGTGTGGTAAGTAGGAGAAGACAGCTATGAAAAAATTTTATCACTTTCTTAAGTTGGTAAAGTTGATGATTGACATAGTACAAGCATTGTACTAAATCCATCTCTAACATTTTGGGTGCGTCACTTGATGGCGCACCTTTTTTATGGTCTTATCGCTCCGGTAAGCTTCAAGGCCTGTATTTCCCGACTATCCTATACAATAAAACAAATCAGGTAAATCAATGGATAACCTTCTGTACATCTCAATCTGTCCGGCCTGATTCGGGTGCAAATTGTACGGTTGGGTGTTTCTGGAAAACAGACTCTCATCCGGAAGTTGTGATTCATCATTCACCGGATTGTTGTCCAGAGCAGTAGCTATGTCGTATCTTGCCCCGATTACACCGTTTTCAGCCGACCAGCTTTCTATCATGGCATTCACATACTGGTGTTTTCTCTCTTCCACCGCACTCGTATAACAAACATTGTAACACAAATACAATTTACATCCAATGGCATCACACCGTTGCTTCAACGTATTGAGCAGTCCCGTACTGTTACCGCCGTTGGCTCCGATATTGACGACCATCCTTTTAGGTCTGTATATGTCAAACTCCGTGCTGAAGCGTTGAAGTATGGCTTCAATCGTGCACCCGCCACGGGCGGCAATCATAACCTTATGATTGGGATGTTCAGTTCTGAACAGTTCGGCAACCCGATAGCGTAAATCCTCTACGCAGAACCCTTCCGTTATACTGTCTCCGGCGAATACGACATCCGGTTCTTTTAATGTGCAGATGTCGATATACCGAATAATCGGCATGTCACTGCCTTTATCAAGGTAAACATACAAAGGCCCGTTCTGGGCGCCGACCGACCAGATTGTATCGTCACAGATAATTTCAGAGCTTCTGCCGGACAGGTAGCTTGTCAGCCGGAGAATGTTTGTCCGTCCGTTCTTGATGATGTCAATTATATATTCACCGTTTCCAAAGTTATCAGAGAAACCGGTTTCTCCCCAGATTTCATCGGATACACTTTCCGCATACGCCAACGGGCCTGTCAGCTTATACATACCCAACTTTTGAGTGGACATATCCACATAGAATGTACTCGGTACAACACCTTTCCCTATACCTTTTGAGGCAAACGCAAGCATGAGTCTGTTGTCAGAACCTAAATATAGTTTCATCCGGACATGCCTGATGTCACAGAAATAATCCTTGTCTATCTTGAGGTAATTACCGCTTCCGGTATTGGTAGCCTTAATTCCGCCTGTGTCCTTTATCCAAGTGGTGTTGCTGAAATCAGTCATATCACTGCCGGAGAACAGCTTCACCATATCTTTCAACCCGTAAATGGATTCAAATAAGGATATTTCACTGGTGTTGCTGAGCAACACCCCTTCTGAATGTGAGAGTGGATATACTCTTTTGTCTTCTTGATTTAACTCTATTATTCTCTCCATATCAATGTATCTCTTTAAAAACTGAATAAGACGTTATGTTTCCAAAATTATTTTCCAGCCTGGCAAAGCGAGAGTCGTAACCTTCTACGATTTTATTTCCAATACAGGAATATTCTATGGGCTTGCCATCAACCTTGCTGTATGAATGAAAACGGACATATCTTGCATTGTCCGGATATTCCGAACGTTCCAAAACAAGTTCCGGGTATTGCCTGACCACACTTTGTCCACCCGGCGAAATCGTCTTTATAATCTTTCTGTCGGCATCGTAAAACACGCCATAGGGAAATGAAAGGATACATGCACCATTTACCACAAAACGGTCATAAACGGTCAAATCCAGATAATCCGTAGCGTAAGCATCCGGATAGGCGTCAGAAGTAAGGTCGCTGCCGTTTTGGGCAAACAGGCAAGGATTAAATGGAAATGGAATCGAAACATCCTTGTTTCCACCGTAAGCATCAACCTCAAGCCCTTTTATTCGCCCGTCGAACAAAGAAACTTTATCGGACAAATCTTTAATACAATTATCCAAGTCTTCTTTCGTTGCATTCTTGAAATACTTCTGTTGTGTAGTTGTATAGACATTCGTATTGGAAGGTCCGGTATAATGGTTCTTGGAATCTGCGAGAATGATAAAGACATGAGTGTATCCTGCAATATGATAATTGTCGAGCCATTGACTGTTTCGGAAAGACATACCATTATCTGTGGAGTAACAACATACAAAATCCGCATTCTTATCTGTCTGGAAATCGAAAGATTCCCCTTCCACATCTACAATATCACTGACGAAGTAAGGACCTTCCTTGAATGCTCCCGTAGCATAGTCCCTATTTCCTTTCTGCCAGCCCCAATCTGAAATGAATTTGGCATTTGTGTTGTTGGCTTCTTCCAGTAACAGGTCTTCTTGTTTCAACTTCATAATTTCGGTTCTTTGTACCTGCTGCTTCCAACTGCCGACATCAGTGAACGTCCCGCCCTGGAACTCCCACGTTTCTACCTTGCCGTCCGAATTGATGAATGACACCTTCAGTCCGATATTTCTAAGTTCTTGCGGGACTTGGGCGATGGCGCTTTCCAGACTGTACTTGTTGCTTCCGTCGATTCCCGAAGTCGGATGCTGGACGGAAACATTATATTCCGTAATGGTACCAGTCATTGTATCTACTACGTCCTCACAAAATGAGCCTACTCTTGCAGAAGTATTAGCGCCGTCCTCAACTTCATTTTTTATTTGAGTTGCCCTTTGTCTTAATGTATTAAAATTCTCTTTCATAATTATTCACCCAAAATTCTACATGTTATACGGTTTGCGGCCAGTCCCCCATTTCCTCTATATAGTGGAAAAGATTCTCTATTATCATTCAAATAGCGTACACACTCTTTTAAATATCGGTCGGCCATAGAAAATGCATCATTATAAGCCATAAGCTTCTCTTTAAAATCAGAATGGGACGAATATTCGTTACCCTTATTCATAAATCCTAAACGGGTAACACTACCATCCCCATTCTTTACTATACGGGCATAGGTATAATAAGCTAAAGCGGCTTTTAATCCCACAAAAGAACGTCTTCCACCACATTGTACATCATAAGAACTTCCATCGAGTAACTCACTATAATTATCCGGATGTTCTTTCACATCCAAGAACAGTGTATCACCCAAAGCCGACTTCAAATCAATATTCTCTGACTCTCGGATATAGGTTTCTATCTTTTCCGCATCTATATGTACTGACATCGTACGGGCCAACTTAGAAACTTCATCCGTTGTTATTAGATACTGTTGCATTTCTTACGTATTTAAGAGGTTGTACACTAAAGTCATTAGAGGGGTTAACAGGTTCATACCAATGTTCAAAGATTTTCTGAAAAGCACGTTCAATCATTCGCTGTTGTTTTGATACAATAGAGTTATAATACTCAAAAGCATCTTCCAAGATATCACCGGAAAAACCCACCTTACCAATACGAATACAATACCAAGGTTCCTGCCCAAAAGCGGAATAAACACGCTCTACCACACTGGCATCGGTAACTGTAAAATCTTTATCATAGTTCTTGGGACTGATATCTAAAAACTCCGGCTTTTCTTCATCAGATTCCAATATTGTTTCTAAGATTTTATTGGCATTAGTGTCTCCTTGTAACTGTTCAAAAGTCTCAGAGAATCCGGTATCTTCTGTTTGATTATCATCTTTAATTTGATTTCCATTTTCATCAATGCGAACTGATGCAGAACCTTTTTTAGTGATAAGCATTCCAGAAGGCATGAAATTACAGCGTACATTACGGTACTTCACATTGGCTAATCCTTCATCCGTACTCATTTCCGTAATCACCCGGTCAGCCCTTCCGACAGGATACACAAATTTTCCTGTGTTACTAATCCATAATATCTGTCCTTTATAGTTTTCAATTCCCCCTGCAGCACGAATCTGTGCATACACCACTTCTTTACAAGGGTTAAAAACATCGATAAACTCTACATTCTCCTGTACAACCTTAATAGCCTTACCCTTACGAGTTTTCTTTCCTGTCCAATCTGGATGAACCGCAATCTTTGCAATATATCCGGTTTCATCTTCTTCTAATAAACGGCAATTCTCAAAGGGGACATGCTGTATCTCTACTATATCAGCAAACATATTATAGTTTACATGTATTGCTATCCCATCATAATCCGCAACATCCCTACAAACAAGAGCATGAATATCATCTGCCGTATCCCCACGACGGTTAACTACATATTCAGAAAAAGCGACCTCACGGAAACCGTTTCCTTCTATAAAATTGGCATAACGTTCCGCACATTCACTGCCCGTTGAACTCGCTGCAATGATATTTCTTAAATGTTGGGGATATAAGTTATCATCACCATAGCTTTGAATGCCAAGATTACGTAAGTATCCCGTATCAACACGCCTATTACTTTTCTTCTTTAAATCATTTACATTCATTGTTCCGTGAGGTCATTTTTATTCTACCATTTCTCTGGCTGCTCCATTGTCTGCCGCTTCTTTTTCTGGTTCAAGAAGGGATTGGGCCTTTTTTATATGAGCATCCAATAACTTAACAGTCACTTTTTTCCCGTCTACTTGATAAGTTTTAAACGCTTCTTTCACTATTTTGACAGTAGCACCTTCCACTTGGAAAGCTTTCACTAATTCTAAAACTAAAGTCTCATCCAAAGCCGTAACCGGATTCTTGCGTTTTTCAACCCTTTCCTCCCAATCAGAAGGCGTTAAAGCAAAAAACACTATCCCTTTAGAATTTCCCGCAAGAAATCTTTCTGCCGCTTCATCAGTTAGATTATCATTGGTATACATTTCACCACTCCCAAAGCCAGCCTGGAGTAAGACACCATTTTTCAATGCATAATTTGATTTTTCTTTCATCTTTCCGTATTTTTTTAAATATGAATACATCTCAATCACAGCATCACGATAGCAATCACTACATGAAGTTCTAATAAAAGTTCGTCCGAAGACTTCATGATACATTACTTCAATGTCTGATTTATCAGAAGAAGAGAGGGGGAGTTTACCCCCCAACTCTTTCAATTTATCAACCACTTCTAAAACTGTCATACCTCTACTCTGCCGGTTCGACCGTTAAAGTATTAATAGCAGTTTTAGTAGCTTCATAACTTGTTTTATACAAGAATAAAGCTGACTTTGGAGCTTTCTGTTCTTCGAGTGTTACAGTCCATCCGCCTTCTGTATCTTCACTATACTTATTGTTTTCAATAGTAGTAGCTGTAAGACCTTGATAATATCCAAAAACCTGAAAAGCGGCATCGCCCGGATTTGCTTCTTTTTGTAACCCCTTATATTTATTTTCCAACACTACAACGTAAGAACCGTTAGCCAAGCCGTCAATAATATCTGCACAAACATCCGGATCATTAGCTAGAATCACAAGTACAAGAGTGTTTGTGAATGAATTGCGATATGTACCAGTAGCCAAAGCTGTGGTAGTTCCTGTAAATGGAGCCTTTCCTGGTACAATAACTTTATATGCTTTCTTTCCCGTCTTCATGGCTAGTGTCTCAATCACATTCTTACGGGTAGAATTGAATAGTGTTGCAGCAAAGTCTACATCTGCACGATTCATTATCACACCTTCCTGCTCCAAACCTTGTACAACTGGATCATCACAAGACGGAGAAATATCTTTCTTCAAAATATCATCGCATACTCCCATAAATACCTCCTTTCCTAATATGCAACTTGTATCAGATTATCCTCGCCAATCATAGAACCAAGTTTACCTGTAGAATAGATATAATTCTTACGGGATTTTCTTTCAAACCAGATATCAAGGTCTGACATAGGGTTATCACCTTCACAGCCGTACATCAAATTGTCCGGAGAACACAGAACAGCACGATGGGGAAGATTCAATTTGGTTTTATCATTCTGATATGCTTGGATAAATCGATCCCAAATTGAGCATTTTACAACTGTAACACCGTCATACTCCCCTACTTCAAGTCCGTCAAAAATAACTTCCCAAGGCATAATAACCTTATATTTTTCTCTCACGTCACGAGATAAAGAATCACACAATGATTTCGTAGCAAAAATTGCATGTCCGGACTTTTGGAAAATACGGCTATCCGCATCTTCAAGCATTGCATCAAATATAGAAGTTGCAGCACCCAATTCTTTCATTTTGGATTTTTGCAAAGCATAAGATGCTTCAGCATTGGCTGATATGACAGTATGCTGGCCAGCATTAGCTGTACATATAGCAAACAGACGTTTAAAGAAACCGTCACATGTTTTAAACAATTCAACATTCAAACCATCTGTAATTTGCCCTGAACCTTCAACATTGGCAGCATCCTTATCTCCAAACCAGGTAAAGCGCCACAACATTTTCATCATTGCTTCCGTTAGCTTCGGAAGGACGATTCCATCCATATACTCAGTAGAAGTAAGGTCCGCAATATTAGTACCGGTTTTTAGGCAATATTTAGCAATAGTGTTTTCCAAATCCTCATAACACATTTCCAATGGAACTTGCCAATCACCAATTTCCCAAACCTTTTGGGCTGCAGCAATAGCCACCTTTTGATATGTAGGATCACATCCAGAGCCTGCGATACCCACATCCTCCATTTCACCAATAAAGCCAACTTTCTTGCCATTGGTCACTTTAGGCATGAACGTCATAAAACGCTCCATATTCTCATTCTGAAAGACTGTCAATTCAATCAAGTCTTTCAAATCCTTCACCGCCTGATTGTCCGGTGTCAATTTTGAAAAATCCAAAATAGGCAT